CCCACTGGCGATACCAACAGGAAATGTTTTAACCTGTTCAACGCCGTTAACATTACAGATGCTTTTATGGAGGCAGTAGAACATGGAACAGAATGGCAATTACGAGACCCTAATGACGGAGATGTCCGAGATTCGATCCCAGCTAGAGACTTGTGGGAAAGAATACTTGAAGCTCGCTTCAGAACTGGCTCACCTTACTTACACTTCATCGACGAATCCAACCGAAGGTTACCAGATTCTCAGAAAGCACTTGGACTCGCAGTTAGAGGGTCTAACCTATGCTCTGAAATCACTCTCCCTACATCTGAAAAACGCACAGCAGTCTGTTGCCTTAGCTCGGTCAACCTCGAAAAGTACGACGAGTGGAAAGGAACAGGAATGGTTGCAGACTTGGTTCGATTCTTGGACAACGTCCTTGAATTCTTTATCAAAAATGCACCAAGAGAACTGGGAAAAGCTGTCTACTCAGCTAAAAGAGAAAGGTCTATCGGCCTAGGAGCGATGGGTTGGCATGGGTATCTACAGCAGAATGAAATCCCGTGGAATAGCATTAGTGCAAAGTTTGCAAACCAGCGCATATTTGCTGATATACACGCACAGGCCCACGCGGAAAGCTTACGTCTTGGCAAAGAGAAGGGTGAGGCACCTGACATGGCTGGGACGGGACGTCGTAACGCTCACCTTCTCGCTATCGCTCCAAACGCTAACAGTTCTATTATCTGTGGGTGCAGTGCTAGCATTGAGCCTATTAAGTCTAATGCTTATACCCATCGTACTCGTGCTGGTGCTCACCTCGTCAAGAACCCAAACCTCGAGGAGGTCTTAGATGTTGTCGGCCACAATGACCAAGAAACGTGGAAAAGCATCGTTAATGCTCAGGGGTCTGTTCAGCACTTGGAGTTCCTGTCGGACGAACAGAGGGATGTTTTTAAGACTGCGTATGAAATCGATCAAGGGGCCGTCGTTGACCATGCGGGTGATCGACAACCCTACATTTGCCAAGCACAATCCGTCAATCTATTCTTCCCTGCTGGCTCGCCGGCGTCTTATGTTAACTCGGTACACCTTCGAGCGTGGAAGTCTAAACTCAAATCCCTTTATTACCTCCGCACAGATGCGGGTATCGAGGCGGATAAGGTTGGAGTCGCAGTTGAAAGAGTGGCTTTACAAGATGCGGAGGAGTGCTTGTCATGTCACGGCTAACCCCTGACGTTACATGTAACATCTGCACGTGTGAGTTTGACATAGAGTCTGAGGGTGGAATGCAAGGGTACATCGGTATTATACCATTCTCCCTCTGCCCGATGTGCTTTAGCGGAATCATGGATATGTTTGAACAACTCAGTGGAGACTACGAAGATTATGGTGGACAAGACGGACAAAAGATGGCGGGAGATGACGAGGAGTAGTGCTGGTAAAGGTACTGCCCTACGACCAATGAACAAGAAAAAATATAACGATAATTGGGAAAAAATATTCGGTAGGGGAAAAGTAAAATGAAAATTAAACTGACAAAAAAAGAGATGCATGAGTGCCAGATACTCGGGCAAGATACCGTCAAGATTTGTAAGATGCAAAAACTTCAGCCCCGGCTAGACACTTCTGACGAAAATAGGGTGCTCTCTAACGTGCAAGGGTACAGAGCAGAGTACGCTGTTGCAAAAGTGTTCGGCTGTACTTTGCCTACTTTTAACATCGTAACGGATGGTGGGGTGGATCTCTGGATTGATGACTTATCCGTAGACGTCAAGTTGACAAAGAAACCTGCGGGTGACCTCATCTTTGATGACTTCATAAAGTTTAATTCTGACATCGCGATCTTAGTCGCCACAACAAACGACGATAGCGTCTACGATATTATCGGTTGGATTGATCGACACAGTTTTGAGGCTAAAGCGAAAGATATGGACTACGGATATGGCCCGAGGAAAGTAGTTGAGAGCAAGAAGCTAACGCCGATTGAAAATTTATGGAAAGAGGTGGTTGACTCTCGGTTTGGTCCAGACTAAGATAGGTAGTGGGACATAAGTTTTCTCCCCTAGCCGGATTGATCCCCGGCGTTTTGTGGGCCCTTCGGGGCCTTTTTTTTTCCAACAAATAAAACACAAGGACTTACGATGTCTTTATTAGAAGAATCAAAAGTTTACAAACCATTCAAGTATCCGTGGGCTGTGGAGTACGCAGTTTCTCATGAGAAGGTTCACTGGGGAGAATGGGAAGCAAAACTGCAAGAGGATGTGGCACAGTGGCAAGGAGGCAAGCTCTCGGCGCAGGAGAAGCACCATATAACTCAGATCCTCAAGCTGTTCACACAGTCTGACGTACAGGTAGGTACAAACTACCTCGAGTACTACATCCCAAAGCTCAAGAACAACGAGATCCGTGCGATGCTAACGTCGTTTGCGAACCGAGAGTTTGTCCATCAGCGTAGCTACGCTCTGCTTAACGACACCCTCGGGTTGCCGGAGTCAGAGTTCTCTGCGTTCCGCGAGTATCAAGCAATGGCTGATAAAGTTGATTACATGGCTGACATTGATATGCACAGCGTATCTGGTATAGCGAAAGCAATTGCTCGGAGCGTGATGAATGAGGGGATGAGTCTCTTCAGTGCCTTTGCGATGCTCTTAAACTACCAACGGTTTGGTAAGATGCGCGGCATGTGTGAGATCGTCGAGTGGTCTATCCGTGACGAGTCGATGCACTGTGAAGGAATGGTTAAATTATTTAGGGAGTTTTGTGATGAACATCCACGTATTGTTACTGATGATTTCAAAAAAGATATCTACGACATGTTCCGAGGTGCAGTCGCACTTGAAGACAAGGTTATCGATAATGCATACGAGATGGGACATGTGGAAGGTGTCACGGCGGAAGAGATCAAACAATACATCCGATACTTAGCAGACCGTCGTCTGATCATGCTCGGGCTCAAGGGTAACTGGAAGGTCAAGGAGAACCCCCTAGAGTGGCTTGACTGGGTTGTGAATGGGGCGAGCCACAAGAACTTCTTTGAGGGCACTGTGACGGACTACAATGCGAATGGGATGGTAGGTGACTGGGGTTGGCCGGAAGCACAGGAGGAACGTGTGGAGGTAGCCGCATGACAGACGCACGTGTGCAAAAGATGCTGGACCGTCTGAAATTACAAATGGAGGCTTGTGAATTAAACCCGATGGTTGGAAACAAAAAAGTTCTTGAAGATGCACATAACATGATATATGATTTACGGAACAGGCTCAGACATAGGAAGCCATACGATTGGGACCGGGAGGGTGGCCGGTAGGTCACCCACATAACAACCTCATGGATTGTGTATAAACCTATGGCAGAACAAAAATCAAACTTACTTAACTTTACAATAGAGTTAAACCGTGATGGAAACATTGAATTTAATCTTGACTGTGTCAGCACCATCGATATGGAGCGGACCCTACGCGCACTGGGTGATCCTACTTACGGACACAAGGTTGGGAATATTGTGAGACACTACTTCCGTAGCCTCCAAGAAAAGATCAAAGAAGAGCGCACATAAAAAAGGGCCTCGTAGGGCCCAATGGTGGGGTGTGTCTTTGTTATTATAGGTTATCCATTCGATTCACGTTAAACCGTGACTTCGATCCGCCTGTGTTTTTATTACGCCGCATACTGTTTCTAATATCAACGGCGGAAGCTAACGCTCCTCCAGTAAGGGCGGCCCCTATTCCAATGGCTAATCCTTTACCTACATCGCCAAGTGCCTTATCGATCTTTTCGCTTTCTGACATATCAGCTTTACGTGGCTTAGAGCCTTCTGCGTAGTTCTTGTCCGCCATCTTACTTCTTCCTTGCCTTTCCGCCGTACATCTTCTTGTCGTTCGGTGTGTAGGACTTCGCGGTAGATGCGTCGGTTGTAGACATTACCTCACGTGCTCTCTTGACGATTGAATCAAAGTCCTTACCAGTAGGTAAGCTGTCGATAATACTTTGCATCCGCTTCTTATCAGTGTCAGAGATGCGTCCTTCTCCGGTGGTTTTACTGATTAAATCCCGTAGTTTCTGTTGGGCTTCTGCATGTGATTTCTTTGTCGTAAACATGTCTTGTTTTAGGCCCATTGCACGAGACATAGCCTCTACATCTCTATCTGAAGTGCGTCCACCGCTTACCATCTTCTTTGTGGGTTTTGCCATTCCGCCGTACATCATCGGCTTGCGGCCCGGGTTTGAATAGTTCTTCATTGTTGAACTCCTTGCGATTCAAATTGTTTAGTACTGAGACCCAACTTTCGGAACTCCTCTTCAATCGGGCCGGGTTTTCTAGGTTTAGCTTCGGGCATAGCTTCTTCTGCCGCAACCCGTGTTTCCATTTCAGCGTAGGGGTCAACTCTCCCTGTGCTGACTCTCTCTTTGGAAAGTCTTTCTCCTACTCCGAGTTCTAGCGGAGATACCCCACGCTCCATGTACGTTTGGAGGGACAGGGGTTTCTCATCCGTAATACCGAAGAAGAATCTAGCGGCCTCGTCGCGAGCACTGTATTCATTACGTGCCTCACTCGCGACAACTTCCGTAAACAAAACACGTGAAAACTTAGGCTCTGTCTTATACTCTGGAACTTTGTTCGTCTCTACAATGTTCAAGACCTGTCGTGCAACTTCTCGATCTGTCAGCATCGCTCGGAGAAGTGCTCCACTGTGCTGACGACTCGCACGAATGATTGATTCTGTAGCTACCCACTGGACAGATACGACACCCCGGTTGATGTTGTAAATACGGGATAGAACGGAATCGAGAGAGATTGAAGATACGTGGGCGTCGATATTTGATCCGGCAGGAGCAGGATCGACTTTACGTATTGTGTCGGCAATTAGCCCCCACGTTTCTACTGCATCTGTACCGAGAACTTGCTCGAGGCGAGCCCGCTGTGCTGAGTCTGGGGCACCAATCATGTTATAGATTTTTTGTGCGCTAACTTCATACTGCGGTGCGTCGACGCTCACCCCGTCGGCACGGAGAATCTGGTTGTTACCGACGTACACTTGTGTATTGGTATTGATGTGGTTGTTGACTGATCTCTGGATAAAGTTATCGATGTACGCAGGATCATACCCGTCGTCAGCTAATTGAGAGCGTAAACGTGAAAGGTCTTGCCTGCCGTCACGATTAATGAACATATCGTAGAGACTAGACTCAAGTTCTGTTTCTGTTACAAATGATCGAACGTCACCCCGAGCTTGGGCGATGAGTCCGAGATCAACCTGCATCCCAAACAAACGATTCTGTACTGACTTAACAAAAGCGATCTCTTCTTGTGCGAGAGCTTCAATACCGATGGGTTCACCCCGAGGTCCGCGCTCTGTCATCGCCTCAATAACTTCGTCTTCCATCGTGTTAACGAGCTCATCCGCTTCTTTGAATTCATCTACGAGTTCGAGGCGGTTCTTTTCGTAAGCTGTTAAGCCTATCGCACCGAAGACTTCTTCTTCGTTAACAAAACGAACAGGGGCACCGTTTTTCATCGCCGGTACAACAGCCCCGTTTTTATCTCGAGTGTACACCTGAATATTGAAGATGGAACGGAACATGTTTTCGTCGTACTTTAGGACCAAGTTGGGGTCAAAGATTTTATTACCCCGTGCGTCTGTCTCTAAGACTTCTTGGAAAGTAGCCGCTAGGATACCCTGCATGTGTCTTGTAACGACGGCTTGCAGTTGCTTCCCTACTTCACCCACAAACTGCTCGTCCGGGTTAGAGCTATCAAAGATAATCCTGTACTCACCGGTAGCTTCGTCGTAAACTCCACCCACTTTAGCGAGAGCTCTCTCGAAGTTATCGTAGAGCATGAAGCCAGAAAGGGGAGCACCCTCTGTGTTTGCTCTCTTTTTAACCCGTGTGAATAATTGGTCAAGCCAATTCGTTGGTAGCTTATCCTGATCCGTTTTACTAAAACTCCGCGCAAAATCTGCGAGAAGCTCATCTTCATCGAGCTCGTTGAGTGCGGAAGCGGGACCCATTGATGCCGTCTTAACCTTAGCGTTTAACTCCGAGTCCCAAGTTTTAATCTGACGATCCCGCGTGTAACGGTCGATAACCTGTGTACGGTAGTAATCCTGAATGCTACGGAACTGCTCGTAGACCTCGTCTGCGACTATCTCTGGTGATTCTCCGGTGAGCCATCCCGACATGAATGCTCCACCGTTAACCTCACCGTCAATCTCTTTCTTGCCGACGGCTTGCCACCGGTCGTACAAACCGAAGTAGGCCTGCTGTCGGCCTGCATCTGTCGAACGAATTACTTTGCCTAAGTGTGAGTTAACCTTACGCCACTCCGCTGAGTTAACCAGCATCGGCATATTGTTAATCATCTTTGTCATTTTGCCTTGAGCTAACGTAAGTTCTTCGCCCTTGAGGCCAAGACCCTTGGTTAATATTCCGGGCTCTTCCTGTGCGATTCTCCGTAGCTCTTGCCACTGACGTAGGGGAGATGCACCGTCAAGATCGAGATCGCTAAGGATACGTGAGAGTTGTCCATTAGACTTTTGATCCATTAGGTTTAAGCCGCGCTTAGCCGCATTTGCAAACAGCGAAGCAAAGGCTTTGCGGTCGGAGGGGATCATCGTCGCCCCCTCGAGGCGGAGTGCTCCCTGTGCCATCGCAGGGGTGCCTACTGCATCGAGCTCCTCGTACTTCCCGAGCATGAGTGCGTCGAACGTATCCGCAACGTTGGCGTGTACATCAGCATTGTCTCTGTCGAATGCGAGGTAACGTTTTGCGACTTCCCCGTCAATTAGAGACCGGCGGTACGCGATGAGATTAGCAAACTGGTAGCCCGCACGACCGGTCGAGGCTTCGCCTACGTTAATCTTTCTGGTGAATCGGTCGAGGAACTCGAAGTTTTCTTGGCGTAGCTCATCAATTTTGTTTAAACTTTGCTCAAAATTAACCTGTGGAGTGAGTACGAGACTCTGTACCTCCGCACTCATTCCATCCATGATGGTGTTTATTTCATCGTTGTAGGAGTCGGAGAGTAGGCGATGTAGGTCATCGTCTGCTACGTCCACTGCTTCCATCGCAACGTGCAGTGTTTCCTTGTTCTTCTTTACGATCTCCGTGAGAGATGCGCGTTCTGCATCGATTCGTTTTTGTTGGCCGAGTACGAATCCTCTCATTTGATCTGCCATGATTGAAATGGGATCGTCGTCGGAGAGTCCGGCTTGGAGTTTAACGTCGAGAAGTTTCTGGGTCGCTACAGCAAGCTGAGTGATGAGTTCGCCTTGTCCTTGAATTACGGCGCGTTTTTCCACAATAGCGGGAGCAATATCCTCGAGACCTGTTGCAATGAGACGCTGGTTAAGCTGACGAGAAACATCGATGAGTTCTGCGATACCCGACATCGTAGCAATGTTACTGATTGTTAGGTCTTGATCGATATCAATATTGAGTTTCGCGCCGAGCTCGACAAGACGCAACCGCATGTTTGAGTGTTGCTTCAAACCGTCCATCATTGCTTGTTGGAATTCAGAAGGTTGCTCCGCTACTTTACGGAGGACTGCCATTGCTTCCTTGTTAAGTTTATTTTCTTTGAGGAGTTTCTTTGCGTACTCACTATCGTAACCGAGTCTGAATTCTTCCCAGAACTTCGGATTAAAATCTACGCCCCGTGCGAGGGCCGCAATCTGGTTTAGTACGTACAATCCTTGACGCCCTCCGGCGGCCGCCATATCTTTTGTTGTACCGAGCTTTGCGGTAAGAGGAAAGACAGAAGAAAGTGCTCCTCCGATCTCGAGAGTCATCATCTGACCAGAGCCCTGCTGTACACCGAAGAATTGTTGACCTAGTTGCGTGAATGCAACGGTAGCTCCGACGGTGACGCCTGCTTCTGCGTAGAGATCGCGGATGTATTTTGGCGTTAATTCCCTGTAGAGAAGTGTCTGCTGTTGCTCCCGCAATCCAGCAAGTACCTTTTGTTGACGCTTAACAACATCAGTCTTACCTGTTGATCTGGCCGCTTTAATCGTAGCCATTGTTTCTTCAACTTGCTTGGCGATAGAAGCGAAGTTTGATTGGAGTAACTCTTTTCTTTCGACTCCGGGTTGTCTGACCATAAGTCCGAATGCGAGGTCGAGGTCCTCAGCAACACGTCGTTGAACTTTTTCGTTGGTGAAGGTTTCAATGTACTTTTGTACAACTTCTTTAGGTGTTTGAGGGGTCTCAGCAGTACGGGCTTTGTTGAAAGCTTCGATAATGTCGTCTGTTTCCCACGTTTCCTTTAAGTACTTTTGAAGTCCGGGTATTCTCTTAGTTGCTTGGGAGACTTTGTAGAGCTCCACTCCCTTATACAAGCCGAGTTCTACTACACCGTAGCGTAACAACGACGGGACGATACCTCGTGGAGCAAAAATCTCTTCGATAATTTCTGGGTTGTAAATTTGTCCGGAGCGTTCTTCTACCAGTGTCTGTAAGTCAAACGCCTGCTTAACACTCAGGAAATCTTGTAGGGCGTCAAATCCTTTACCCGTTGCTTCTTTACGTCTTTCAAACTCTTCCTCGGTAATAGCAGAGTCTCCGCCGATGCCGAGTTGAACAGCTTCCATAATAACTTCAGTCGTCAAGAACTTAGCAACTGTAGTAGTCACACCTGTGGCAATATCTGGGGGTAGGGTCATCGCAAAGATACTCAAGTCATTGAGATCTTTCATTACGATGTCGCCTTCGTAACGCCCTGTTGCTACACCGCGCATTGCGAGGGTGCGAGCTATACGGTTCTTCATGCCCAACTTTTCGAGTTTTTGGTCGAGTTCGCGGAGTTGTCCCTCCCCCATCACCCTACCAGTGACAGTAGTGGCAATGTCTTGTCCTGCCGCAATAATATCGTCAACAACGCCAGTAGACTCTCCCGGTTGAGTGTACGCTTTAAGCTCACGTGTTGTAGTGAGGGTGAACATATCTTCGACTTCAGTACCATTTACAGGTACAGTAATCTTGTTTCCGTTCTCGTCGTACTTAGGTAGGTAGCCGCCTTCATAGCGCAACAGGATACGGTACTTGTCTGCAACCGACAGGTTTGGATCGGAGAATGCCATCTTCTTTCGATCCAGAGTATAAAAATGAGTCGCCTTACTCAGGTGGTACACTTGCTCTCTTGTGATGGGGTCTTGACCTGCGGACCGTTGAATTGCTAGGTCCTGTGTTCTACGGGCTATTTCCCCTGCGGGTCCCGGAAGAACTGTGTAAGGCGTGAGCACAGAAGTGTCTTGACCCGGCTCACGAAAACCTCCTAGGGGTGTGCGCTCTCTTTGGGCAAAGAGTGCACGTACCTGCTCGTCTGTTCCCATCGACTCATCGTACGGACTTCTCGCAAGACCTTGTATCACGTTCGGGTCAGTGCCCTGTGGCGTTTCGGCAATCTCTCGCTCAGACCGGATCTGTGGAACAGGGGCCACTGCTTGTGTCTGCTCTTCTTCCTTATTAGGATCGAGTGTCACGTCTACCATTTACTTCGTGTCCTTTGTCTTTACTTTGCCACTAGTGTTAAAACGCCATCAACGACGATGTATTCTTCGTCTTGAGCCCTCGCGTCTTCCGAAGGAGGAACAGGAGCACCGCTCGTTAATTCAGCAATAGTACGCGCACGAGTGATTGACTGATCGTAGATATACGCCGCTTGGAAATCTTCTTCATCAATTGATTTTGCGTACTGATCGTTAATGAGAGCGGCGCGTTCCATTTCTCGGCTGATGTATAGAAGGTTTTTCTCGACACCCGTATTCGAGGCGAGTGCTCCACGCAACCCTAGAACAGCACGTTGAGCTTCAACATCTCGGTCGGAGATAGCTCGTCCACCTTCACCGCCCTGTACTGCGGCCGCCATTGCAAAGGCAAGCTGTTCACCGAGGAGATCAAATACTTTCTGTCCACCGATAACTGTATCCATATCGATTTGCTGATCTTTGAGAGAGCCGACTTGTTTAAGAAGTTCTGCTCTTTCTTGGAACTTCACCGCAACGTCCGGTTTCATATTATACTGGGTTGCAAGCTTGGTCAGCGCGTCGGCAATGTCTCGAGCACCACCTACGAGGTTTGTGACGAGAGAAATGAGACCTACACCACCAAGGCCGGAGCTACGGAGCTCGAGCATTCTGTCTGCAATAAGTTTTGAACGTCGAGAAGCTTCTGACATTGCACGAGCGTCTGTTGAATCAAATCCGTATTTTGTGATACGGTTATCGTAAACAGGAGTTATTTGACCTGTTGTTCCGCTCTGTACAATCCGTGCAGGTTTTGCGGCAGGGTTATCCTCAATTGTTGCACGGACAAAAGCAATTCCTTCCTCTACATTATACCTGTTTTTTGTGACTATGTCTTGTACAACGTCACGTGTTGTTTGTGTGACTGATATTGTACTAGAGCTTTGCACAACTCCAGCCCGAATGATCTCACGCTTTTCAATCATCTGGTTGAGAGCGGCGAGGGGATTTTTTGCGTCATTAATAAGGGCCGCTAAACGAGTGAGAGATAAGCCAGAAAACTCTTGAACTTCAACGAGCTTTTTCTTGATCTCTGGTTTAATTGCCTTTTTACCGTCTGCGGTCTGGTTAGTTACAATGTTGCTGAACTTGTCTGGGTTGGGTAGCACGACAAGGTTTTCAAACTCCACAATATCTTGCATAGCATCTTGTGGGATTCCAGCCATCTCAAGAATCTCAGACTTACTAAACCCGAGTAAGTTAGGTAAAAGTTCTTCGAGAAAAAAGTCTTGCTCTTTCTGGCCTTTGATCCGTCCGGCAATATCAAATGGATTGAGAGGGTTTTTAAGTACGATGTTATCGTTTGCGTCTTTAGCTCCGGTACGCAAAGCTTCGATGTAGACATTACCTAAATGAGGCTGAAGCATTGATGTAAAAGCCCGGTAAGTACTCCCCGGACCTACATTACCCGATTTAAAGTCGTTCATAATTGTCGTCATGTCGGGAGCCATCGTGTCCATGACAAAACCGATGTTTGCGAGAGAGGCCGCACCTTTATCTCCTTGGCCGGGTTTTGTACCCGGAACAACGACAAGCTTCTCTTCTTGTTCCCCTTTGTCATTGGTCTCAACGCGGATGTACGAACCGTTTGGAAACTCAGGATCGGAACCCCATCTAGGTCCCATCCCACCACCGGCAGAAGACCCCTGAAGACGCTTGAGCATATTATCTAAGCCGGGAATATTAAAGAGGCTAGGGTCGAGCATCGTTGGGATGTTATTTTGAATACGACGCTGTAACTCAATACCTATCTCTGTAGGGTCAGGTAGACGACGCTCCACGCCTACTACGTCACGACCAATAAACTGACCCCGTTTAATTCCAAACTCTTTACTGCCTTGGAGAGCAACGTAACCGAATGTTTCGATGATTGCGTTTTCCCGACGTGCGTTTTGAGCTTCCTGTTGCATACGGAAACTTTCACGCTGGAGGTTTTCCTGTGCAAAAATATTTCTTTCGTTTGCCGCTTCAGTGAGCATCGCTTGTTGCTCGTTGAGTTGTTCCTTAAAGAATACCTCACGACCTTGAAGAGTTTTATCCCACTCTCTCTGCTCTTGAATCAGCCTATCTTCCCGCTCTCGGTCTTCTTTTCTTAACTGATCTTCACGCTCTTTTGCGGCTTTCTCCCCTGAAGAACGTAGGTACTGGTTCGCCGCACCTTGGAGAAATCCCATCGTAAAAATACCCATTACTCTTGTTCTCCTTCTACAACGCCAGCACTAGGGCGCGGGATCATTCCTTCTTCTCCCATATCATCATCGGGCATATCAACTGGCTCTTGAACCATCTCGCCTTCAATAACATCCGGGCTATCCATACCTAAAAAACTTTGCTCTTGCATCATTCTCTCTTGCTCGAGACGCATCGACTCCTCTCTCGGCAAACGAGTTGTGACATACTTTGCAAAGTCTGGGTTACGATCTCGCATAATATTTAAGATCACAGAGTCTTTCATCCCGTAGTTTGTGCGAGGTAGGCCGTCACGTGTCGCAAAAACGTTGGCGTCAATTCCAGCATCTACAGCCAGTCCCATGAAGTATATTGCGAGGGGGCCCTTGATTAGCTCTCCGACGTCAACAGTAAACATGCCTTCCATGAATCCGACACGTGAAGCTGTCGTTACAATCTCTTCAATAGAAACACCTGCGGCAAGTAGCTGGACGTGCATCTCCTGAATCTCAGGCTTTTCGAGGTTATCGATGAGTGCGTCGACGGCTTGCTCCGCTGTCGCGTACTTAGGGGGTCTTTCCCACGGCCATTGACCGGGAGTTCCTGAAAGGGAAAAGCCAGCAGGTGGGCGGGAAAAACTAGACTCGGGAGTGAGTGTTGCTTTGTTCTTTAACATGCTACTGCCTTGACCTCGGTGTCACTTTAATCTGGGGTGAGCCTAACTGAAGTAGTGGGCCACTGGATTGTCTCGATTGAATCTGGTTGATGACAGCTTGTATTTTAGAACCTTGCTGTGCTTCGTTTGCTCTCTGAAAAGCATTTTGTACTTTTGCTGTGTAGCCTAAGTCGGTCTGGCTTGACTTGTAGGTTGATGAGCCTGCTGAAGTACGGGGTGCTCTAATTCTTTGGCCCTGTGCGGTAGGAGCTTTTATCTGACTTTTATCTGCATCGTAAAATACACCACGGGCCGCTCCGGCGGCTCCTTTCCAATCCCAACTTGAAGCTACATCCCACGCCCCTTGGTAGTCTCCGCTCAGAGTCTTATCGAGAAAACTATCGGTGTAATAGTCTGTAGCTTTTTCTGAGAGTTTATCCACCCCCGTAGATACAAAGTTCCAAAATGACATATCTTTTCCTTAATCTACCAATCCGAGAACTGCCGCGATAGACGCACTACCAACCGATGCGGCTGTCGCATACTTACTTTCCATGCCAAACATGTCCACATTCGCGTTCTGCTCGAACTCCAGCATTGCCATTTGGTGAGCACGTTGGGCCGCATTTTCTGTTGACTGTACAATCCACGCAGACTCATCTCGGTAACGTTGCCATAGGGCTGACAGGGCAGACTGACTAACTTGAAGAACATTGAGGGCGTTCTGTCTCTGTGCTTCGTTAAGATTTGAGGTATCTGCGGTTGCAATCTGTCGTCTCCACGCCGCATTGGATTGGTCGATTTGAACTTGCATCGTGCTGTTAAAACGCTCTCGTGCGTCGCCCATGGTCGCGTTAAACTGGGCAATCGAGTTAACTTGGTCGACGTTGAATTGCTCCATCGCGGCAACACGGTTAGCGTTGGCGTTGTCTACCTGTACGCCGAGTTCTGAGAAAAACTCGTCAACTTGTTGTTGATTCTTCGCGTTAAATTGAGACGCCGCATTTTCAGCCGCCGCATCAGTAAATAAAGACTGGAGCATACCTTGGTAATTCAAGGTCTCTGTTGCTTGCTCGTTGTTTAAATTTTGAAGATCAATTGCTAAAAAACTCTGCGCGTTTTGTACTGCGGCCTTCATGCGTGAGTCGAGGTTTGCCATATCCATCGCGGCCATTGCAGAGGCGTTTTGTAGAACAGCCTGTTGACGTGCGTTGAGGTTCGCGAGGTTAATTTTAGAATACTCTGCGGCATCAGCGGCGGCAATTGGAACACCTGCTTCCATAATTGCTTGGGCTGTTGCGGCGGCGGCCATTGAACTCGCGCCTAATCCGCGTTGTTGCATAATTGCAGTAGCGGCACGGGCGGGGCCAGCGGCCCACGGCGGGAGAGGTTTACCTTGCTCGATAGAGTTGTAAAGTTCCCCTAGTTGGAATCGAACAAGTTGCTCCTGCTGTACTTCAGTCTGAGCCGCTTCCGCAATCGCTTCCGGTGAGAGCTCACCTTGGGGAGCTTCAATTTTAACTTCGGGGGCAACTTCATCCCGTGTTAACTGAGCGGCTTGAGCATCGGTAACCTTGTCGGCAGTCGTTTCGGCATCGTACGAGTACTTACCCTCTTCGGGGGCAGTTGGGGTTGTTACCTTCTGTGCTTCGTCTGCTTTTTCGGCAGTTACGGAAGGGTCAGTACCTAGTTTATCGTAACCTAGCTCCGTGCCTGTCAGATCTTGATCAGCAATTTTAGTAGGATCAATTGACGTACCTTCAGGCATAGTTCCGGCGAGACGATCTTTAACGGTCCCCGTAAGGTTAGTGCCATCTTCAGAAGGAGGATTAATTCCTACCTCATCTCCTGAAGTGTCCCCGCCTTCTTGCATTTTCCTGCGGTGCCTACTCTGACTGTATATCATTGCTATTTACCTTTCTTTAATCCCATTAGCTTATCGGCCGATTTCAATCCGAAGCTCGCGCTGACCGCAATAAACAATAAATACTGGTACCACTCGGGTAGTCCGTTGAGAGCCGCAAACCCTTCGTTTACACGCTCGATGATCGATACGTCGTCCATTGCTACGGAATAAACAACAGCGATGATAGGAAGCGCGAGGATGATAGACCAGAATTCATCCTTCCACGAATTTGAGGTGGCGTCTGCCATCTTCGCTTCCCAGTCCGCATCGTTGTTAATCGCACTGATCTTACGCTGTTGAATGGCCTTCTTCTCGTCGGCCTTACCCTTCAAGAAGTCCTTACCTAGCTCAAGTGCTGGCCCAAGCAGTAAGTTAAGCATCTTTCTTACCTTGCAATGCTGAGGCACCAAAGAAAGCAGAAACCAGTACAGCAATCGATGCGAAGTATGTAGGAGCAATGTCAGCGATCAAGGAAGCGGCTGTATCCATACCAAAGGCATTAGCAAGAAAGATACCAAATGGATACAGTAGAAGACCAAACAGAGCAAACCAAGCCATCTTACGAATGGAGTCACGCTGTGCATCTGAGTCTTCCATCTTGCGGCGCATGTCTTCCAACATGATCTTGCGTTCTTCAGCATCAATCACCCCATCACCGTTGAGGTCATACATCTTTTCTTGGTCTGTCACGATTGGTTTCCTTTAATGTCTGTCTGTATGCACACAGCTTCGTAGTTGATCTTAGGTTGTGGTGCAGTAGCTAAAAAGTAGTCACGGGCTTCAAAGCAATCTTTCATTGTCATGAATGGCCCTTGAGGATATACGGCGTATCCATCGGCTTGTATTAAGATTGCAAAGAAAAGCCACATACTATTTCCCTTTTACACTTATAAGCCAATATAGGAAGTAACCGCATATGCCAACAGCAGAAAGGGTGGCCAAGGTAACAGCGATACCAATACTCCAGTCTTTAATTTGCTTACGTCTACGGGCTTTCTTATCGGCAATTCGCTTTCGTTCATTTTCTCTTAGTTGTTCCCGGTTGGCTATGAATTTTTGGTAGTCATCCCAAAGACCCGCCCGGCCATTGTAGATAAACATCTGTTTGATTTCGGCTTCTTTCTGGCGTATCTTTTCGAGCTCAAAGAAGCATTCCATATCACCATCTTTCGCTTTCTTTTCTATTTCTTCTTTAGCGTCAGCTAGCTTAGTTAGTTGTGGCCCCATTTCACCGACACTTTGTACGTGTCCAGCGAACTCCTTGATGGCACCGATAGCTTCGTTGGCTATCTTGATTGCCGCAATTGCCTCAAAGATCACGGCAACTCTCCCTCTTTATCGTGTTTCTATTAAGCGATCTATCTTTGCGTCTAAGGCATCTAAACGGTCCATTACTCGTTGCATGTCTTCCCTGACTTCATCTTTACGTGCATACTTTTCTGCGATGCTCAGTTGACACTGTACAATCTCTTCACGGGTTTTGTTCAAGAGTACAGACAAGCGATGCAACTCCGTGTGCATCTGAATGCCAAACCAACCAATGAGTCCAATAAAGGCAGATAGGACTATGTTCCAGAGCATCATATCCATCAGCGTTATTCAGCTAGAGATGCCTGATAAGCCGCTACAACGTCCGCAGTGTGAACAGCCGCACAGATTGCTTGGACTTTTGCATCTTCTGCCGAGTAGTCGTCGCCCGCATGGATAACTTTGCGATGTAGTGAAGAAGAGATAGCAACGCCATCTTCTTTTACTGTCGTGCGTGTGCGAACTTGAACGGCGTTATACTCTCCAACGACTTCAATTTGATCTGCTTTGGTTTCTTTAGTAAGTGCCATGACTGGTGTTTATCCTGCTAAGTAAGTTAAAGTGAAACTAATAAAGTTAGTCCCGGAGGTAACATCGCTAACTTTTATACTTGTTCCCGCTCCTTGGTCCCAGATATTTACATAGTCTCTGTTACCATTATTGGTTAAGTAAACTACAGGGTCTGTGGTGTAGGACACGCCTTCCAAAAGTGCTGAACTGCTATTTGCTCTTTCAATAGCATTGGCATTTTCTCCAGTAAACGGTAGCCCGGTAATTCTTAACGAAGCTGTTGAAGTGAGACCACTGGTCGAACCGTTAGAAATGCTTGCCCACGCTGTGACCATCTGGCCTACTTTAACGTATTTTCCTATTCTAGTGCCGCTGAATGTCGTCGTAGTGCCATCACTAAAATTGGGAGTCCACCCTCCTTCTTCATAATCGTCGAGTAGCTCGTTGGTCATTCCGGTTGCATCGGATGTGGCTGAGAAGTCGATGCCTGTACCCGCTGTATTAAACCTAATATTTTTATTGGCTTCAATTCTTTGATCATCCCCAACCAAAGACAGATAAGTTTCTAAACCAGAAGCACCCTTTATTAAAAAGTTAAGTTGCCCTCTTTCTCCTGTCGCATAAGTGCGGCCTTCAATTTCGGCGTAAGTTGTGTCAACCCCCACTAAATCTTTAGCTTGGTAACGTATTTCATGATACGACTTTGAATCTCCAAAGGTGTTTGTGGCTGTGTTCTGTAAAGAAAAGATTGCGTGGTCACTTGTCGGTTCTACTTCAAGAGTTGTGAAACTCGTCGCCTGTGTCGGTGCAGTTGCAAACGAAATAGTTCCTGCGCCATCTGTCTTGAGGAACTGTCCCGCAGTACCGTCTGTGAGGTTAAGCTCGCTTACTCCTACGGTATTCGCCGCAAGTGCGACAGTAATCGCTGTCGTGCCTGAACCAGTTGCGTCACCGGAGAGAGTGATTGTTTGATTGCCTGTGAGGTATCCAGAGTCGTTAGTAAGCTCAGATATATTATCGCTTGGTTGCAATGCACTATCTGCCGTCGTACCCTGTGCGGCTGTAGCATAGTCAGCAGAACTGAATGCTTTAACCTGTGCAAGATTGGTGACCTCAGAGTCCATCAAAGCACCAGCGGCTGTTACATTCGTCGCATCAGTAACGTCTGCCCCTGTTTCAATTCCATCGAGCTTAGTTCCATCCGTTGCAACGTCACGCCCGTCAACAGTACCCCCTACCGTAATGTTTCCTGTAGTAGAAACAGTAGTAAATGATCCTGCCGCCGCAGTAGTCCCACCAATAGCAGTGCCATCAATTGTACCACCATCAATGTCTGGCGTATTAATGTCAGGAGAAGTCAGTGTTTTGTTGGTTAACGTCTGAGTTCCAGTTAAGGTTGCAACAGTGCTGTCAATGTCAACAGTCAGAGTATTCCCAGATCCAGTGGTAGTGAGGCCAGTACCACCAGCAATAGTGAGTGTTTCAGAGTCCAAGTCAATCGATAACGCACCACCGCTATCCCCTTGGAAATCTAAGTCAGACGCTGTAACCTGTGCGTCAACATATGTTTTAATCGCCTTGGCAGAAGCAAGAGTGTCGTCTGAGGTAGAAACTGACGTTAGATCTGTGTCGATAGACGTTACGGCTGTACCAGAGGTAATGGTCAAGCTATCAATCGTCATTCCAGCTACAGCGTAGGAAGAATCCGTCTCGTCTAGTATTGTCGAGTCCACAGCATTTAAAGCTAAACCGGCCGTGTCAATCTTCGGGCCATTACCGTCAGTGCCGTCGTGAGTGTGCCCGCCCGTACCAAACGCGGTATCCAGTGTTCCAAATTCCGTGTCAAAGTCAGATGCTTCAATGATTGCTCCATCGACAAAGGGGTTTGGACTGATTCGATTGTAGCCTGCCATTCTTATTTTACCTCCGACCGTACTGGCCGTATTGAATTATCATCGAGTCAAAAGAAAACGGGGGGTCCGTATTATCCGACGTAAATGTGTAGGACCCAACAAAAGCTGACCCCACGAGGTCTACATCAAATACGTACTTTAGGTTTGCACCCCCGTACGATGCAGACCCGTATTCACCACTGCCGTAAATAGCCACCGTGCCTGTTGTTGTGTTTGCAACGGTAATACTCTGGGGTTGTACCACACCAGCCTCTGCAAAGTCATACTCCGGAGACAACGTGACTTCTAGGCTACCTTCAGGGTCTGTAAAAAGTCGCATCTTGTAAAACGTCTTGCGAGTTGTCGGGTCTGTAATAGGGAAGGGGGGAGTCTTAAATGAAGCGGTAATGTTTGCTCCATCGAAGTCGTTGCCCTCTTCCATTTGGTACACATACCCATCGTCGTTTCCGAAGAATATGTATTCAATACCTCCATCCAGATCACTCGATGCACAGAAGGCGTTAATACCCCGCGTCTCGGCCCACGCCATTCCTTCTCCGCCTTGCATCGCAAACTGAGTCCCGATGATGCCGCGTCCAGATGCGTTGTTTACGGAAGAAAAACCTAGTATGCGATACTGAGATTTACCCCGAATAACAACGCTAGCGAATCCGTCCGCAACATTGATAAAGTTTGTCATCTCAGGCTGAATGACCTTCGATACAACCCCCAAACCAAAGTCGTTGTTACGTTCCGTTCCACCGAGGAGACGCAAGCCATCTGGCCCCAAGAACATCAAGTCACCCCCAACTTCCTGTACAGTATCTTCTTTGATAGCCCCGATGTCGCGAGTAATCGGTTGAACCTGAAAGTCGGATATTGAACTACCCGCAATTAGAAAGATCGTGTTAGTTGTAAATACAATGAGTTGTTCACGGAAAGAAGCAATATTCGTGATGTTATAGTCAAACTCAAAAAGTCCCGCGCCAGCACCCGGTGTGAAGTCTTCTGCATTAAACGGTGCGCTAAAAGATAGAGTTGTGCCCTTTGCGAGGAACAGATGATTTTTGTGTGCCACAACTGCTGTTGCCGCTGTTTGTTCAGCACCTGCCGTTGAAATTAAAGTGGGAGTACCGTTATGTTGAAGCTTAAACGGCTTACTAACACCATCAAGAATAATTAACTCGGCGTTTGCCCCGAAGTGATGTTGAGCGAATTTAACTTTTCCAGTACCACCGAGACTCGTTGTAATCGCACTACTCCAACCTGATCCCGTCGAGTAGTACATACTCGTGCCTTTTACAGCGTAGGTGCGACCGTTAAACCGCACAACACCACGGATCCGTCCAGAAGATCCGCCGACTTGGGTGCTCTCGACTTTTGAGAACCCCTGTATGCGACGGTAGCCGCCGTCTGTTGATGGCTCAAAGTTACGTAACCCTGTTGCGGAGCCGGGAAACTGTCCCGCCTGTGCAATGGGGGAGAGGTTGGTTATCAACCCCCCTTGAAACTGCACAGGGTATGACTGCCATCTATCCAAGGTTACGCACTCCGGAAGTAAGCGTATTCATTTACGAGAACAGTCCGCATTTGCTTAATGCCGTTCTCAAACTTACTCTGCGACAAATTTGCCATCTCGATATTGTCACGGAACATATAGGCATAGTACATCGCGCCATCAATAATTACGTGTCGGAACCTCTCAGGAATCGAAGGAATATCTGTCTCATCAATCAAATCTACGGGGTCCATGTACTGCTCGTACTCAATGGTGTACGCCAAATTTGGCATCGGCACGATGATGAAGCCCATGTCGGGAGTACGGACGACGTTTCTCGGTACTCCACCCTTCGTGCTGTCTGTTTCGTACTCCTGATCTAGGTACGTACTGAGATACTCAGAGTAATTGATCTGGTTAAGTCGGCGGCCTTCCCCTACGTTTAACGTAGTGTTTCTCTTAACGCGGAACGACCCGAAGTCGACGTATTTGATGTTTTCTGCGAGAGAGTAGCGGGATACGCCGGGAGACAGCATCTCCTCTTCGGTGTTGTGGTTAAAAGGCCAGAAGAAATGTGCTTGATTCACGTGGCGTATTGATGAGTTGACTGCGTCCTTGAGGTTAAGGTGTACCCCGGTCGCGTTGTCCCACTGTGTGCCAGACGTTAGTTGAACTTCATTTAAGCGGCCAGCAACGTCATTGACAAGCCCTAAGAAATTATAAGCCATTATGAACGCTCCCGTACACGGAGGTTGATTTCTCGGTTTGTCACGAGACCGCTAGAATCACCAATTTGAATTTGGCAGAGTAGGCGGTAGGTTGTGTTGGCGATACCTTTGGAAATAACGATGACAGACTTCTTGGGGTCATCATAAGTTTCGGAGTTCATAGATAACCCCCGAGCAGAAAACGTGAGGCTATCACTGGACAGTACTGTCACAGGCGAAGACAAAGTTACAGTTTGACCATCTACTGCGGTTACATAAATATTATCGCTAACTCCGACAACAGTGCTAAGAGGTATCGGGCCTCTACCTACAGTTAATTGGTGTCCGGGCTGTATCGTACCTCCAAAAAGTAGGGTAACACTGAGCGTTGTAGAGTTAGTCACACTTTCGTTTAACATTGCCCCAGCGTTTGCCGTATCTAAAATATAATCAAATTGAAATGTTTTGCCCGTACCAAACTCTAAATACACTCCGCTTGAGTTTTGAATTCTCCACGTAGAGCCAGCCTCGTAGATTGTCTGAGAGCCCGTAAGATAACGAGACCAATCTACTGTGTAGTCGAGCTTTTCATCAGGGTCTTTGTCTGGAAACTTAAATGCCATATTAAGCCGCTATCCTTATTGTTCTGTCAAGTCCCTGCGGAACGTACACAATTCTCGTATTAGAATCAGGAAGCACCGACACTACTCGTACAGTGTCTGAATTTATGAAGGTAACTCGGCGCTGATTTATATTGTCTGTGTTGAAATACTCATTTCGGTACGCGACTGCCTGTGAACTTGTAGAACCAGCGGATGCACCTGAAGAGCGGGTTATCAGAACAGAACTGCCTGATAGTGTTACTTCTCCTATTATACCACTAGACGTCACATTTGCAACTTCTACGGCACTTGCAGTCGTTGTTACAGAACCCGCTGTTGTGCCTGCGCCATTTGCAATTTCAACACTAGATGCTGTAGTCGTTGCCGCTATACTAACAGATGCAGTAACATTAATAAGTTCTACTGCGCTACCCACAACAGTAGCCGCACCAGCAGTTGTTACATTTAAGTTAGCAACCCCGATAGCACCAGATGTATTCGTAGATACACCTGAGACACTCGTTGTACCATTCGCTACTGCTACAGATGTCGATGTGTTTGTCGATGTCGCACTAGCACTCGCAAGCGTATTGATAATACGTACAGTGCCAGCAGTCGTGGTAGCAAAAGCTACGACATCGCCATCAACATTCGAGATGTCTATACTTGTTGCCGTGGTAGTTGCCGCTACTGAAACACTAGATGCCGCAGTAGATATATCAACACCCGTTGCAGTCGTAGTTGCTTGCCCAGCAGTAGACCCTGCACCTAAAGTCAGTATCGTAGATTCTGATCCGAAGGGGGCTTCTGAATAGGCGACTGCACTAAAGCTCATCGTTCTGCTTCTCTTGCTTCGATTTCATATGGGTTATTCCAGTACCCATACCTCAATGTAAAATATAGATACTTTACAGCAAATTTCAGGCGTCCTTCTTGTTCAATCTGCTCTAAATGTTTCTTTTCGTGACGTATTAGTTTCTCATCGTCCATGTGTTCGGGATCAAGATAGATGACATTCCAGAACGATGTCCATCCCTCAAATCCAAAAAGCTTCATATACCATTTAATCGGGCCAAACCACGGACGTATCTTCATACCGGAACCTGTGTGAAAAACTTAAAATGTTCGCTTTGGTAAACGTCATCGTTAAACATGCTGTCAGGTAAAATGTCAAAAGCAATAGTAATTCGTTTATTCTCACCCGCCACCGCTGAAGTTTTATGTGCAGAGTCTCCTTGATTCGCAAAAAACAATAGGTTGTTTTCTGAGAAAACTTTTTCTTCCGTGCCATCGTCGAACAAGAAATGCGTGTAGTTTTCTGTCGGGCTATCTACAATAAAGATACCGTGGTATGCCCCTTGACCTTCACTACCGTGTTTGTGGAGTCCTAAATATGGATGTTCTTGCGAAAAAACATTTAACCACCCATGTAAGTGGTACACTCCTGTCGGCTCAATTTTACGAAACTTTTGACATATTTGTTGCTCTAGACCCTGCATTGATTCGTAAGCAAATAAATTGTACAGGTCAAAAAACTGCGTCAATAACGGAGTATCCCCTCCAAAACCCGGCTCAAACTTTTCTCTAAGCTCCGTTTCTACTGCGAGACTTGCTTCAACAAGTTCGGGTAGGTTTTCGTTAAGTGTAAATTTTTTAATCTTGTCTATCATTAGGTGAACACAATTGTAAAAGCGTTGCCAGACTGTGCTGGTGAACCGGCGCCGTTTACTGCTTCATAAGCATAATAACCGGGCGTTGCACCTTGAGTACCTAAAGTCCAGAATCCTCCGTATCCACTGTTAGTTCCGCCTACAGAAGAAGCTAGTGTAAAAGGAAGATTCGCACGGTTAGCAGTATACGTTCTGAACCCATTATCTGAACTGATTGTAACAGTTGTCCAGCCAGAGTTTGAAGTCCCATCTGTGTATAAGTATACTCCTTGGAATCCGGGATTAGAGTATCCAATTACACCAACTATATTTTCACTAGTTCCGGGGATTGCAGTTGGGCTTAATGTGCCTCCTGTTCTTGTGGTGCTATTATAAGTAAACCCATTTCCGTACCCAACGATAGGGAAATAAGTTTGAAATATAGCAGTTGTTCCCAACAGATCAGTTGGCCCCTGTAATCCGTAAAAGTCTGAAAGGCTTATTGTTCCACTTGCGGGTGCGCCGGGCCGACCAGTTACATCAAGATACGCAGAAAGAGTACCCATATTAGCCCCGTAACGGGCCTCTGAAAAATAAAATGTATTGTTACTAGAAGTAATTACTGTTTCTGGGCCTTGTAACCAATATTTATTAGCCGAAGCAAAATAACTGGAAGTCTCAGTGTACAGATACCAACCAGTAGAAGATCCAGCCGCATCCGTAGTCAACCCTGTACTACCGGAGGGGGTTCCCCCTTGATCTCTGTGCCATCGACCATTAGCAGTGGTAGAGGTGGAAACATCAGTAAAATTCGTTACGTTAACGTAATCAAGTTGATTATTGGCCTGACTTGTTTTCCAAGGCGTAGCGTTTGCAGAAAAAGTGTATAGGGATGTGCCAAATCCAATATTGTCTAACTGCAAATCTGACGTAAAACCAGCCATCCCTGTGTGTAAGAAAACTGGGCGAACGGTGTGACCCTCATAATCAGAGACATCTATACTTCTATTTACCCAAGAAGCGTTATTACCAGAAGCAGTAAATAAGGCGGAAGACAGACCTAGAGGTTGTGCGCTATCGCCGCCAGCACCGTAATACTCACTGATAGAGATTGGGTTTGAGCCACCAAACTCTGTTTGAACGTCATTGAGTGATATCGCACCGGATGTTTGTAACGCCATTAATCAAGTCCCTTCAGTGCAGTGATTTCGTTCTTGAGTGCGTCTATTTGTTCCTGTTGCTCTTTGATTGCTTCAATCAGCAATCCCACCATGTTTCCGTATGCGACAGACTTGGTTTGCATTTCATCTTCAAGAGTAATTACTGCTTCTGGTAAAACCTCTTCTACCTCTTGAGCGATCAGCCCGGTTTGCCTTCCAAGCTCTTCCTCGTCGATACGATCAAAGGTTACACCACGCAATTGCTTCACTTTGCCAAGCGCATCGCCGATGACTTCTATGTTTTCCTTCAGCCGAATGTCTGAATATGCCGTGACGTTACCAGTAGCCGTGAAACTCCCATTGTCATCAAACGTGTACCGAATGGTTGTCCCATCCCGAATGTAGAAGTTGCCAATCCCACTGTTCAAGTCCATATACATGTGCGAGCCGTTACAGAAGAACTCACAGTCATCACCAGTACCAAGTCGCAGGATGTCGTTATCGGCAAGGTCAATTGCCGTTCTTACGTTTAAAGTGCCATTAACAAGCATGTCATTAGCAACAGTTACTTCAGTATTAGTTACCTCAAGTCTTTCTACACCACCTGTGACAACTCTAAACTGGTCAGAGACATGGAACTGTATGTAAGTGTCGTTATCACTATTGTTGTTTATAAGTTTATTGACACCAATAAAATCAACCTCGCTTAATTGAACATAGTTATTAGCGGTGTCAATTCTCAAAAAATCAGTAGCTTGATACCCATCCAGAGTATCAGCATCTAAGCCACTGCCAGAGCCATCGTTTCCTGCATGCCAAATCTTGTATCTACTTGCGCCTTTAGACCATCCTCCGACGAATAAATCATTCGTATCGCCATCAAGCCCAAAATATGTTGCGTAATCGCCACCAACATGAAACGCCATAAACGCATCATTTCCAGCACCAGAGCTATAACACTCTAAACTTGCTTGACTTGCAGTTGTTGTTGCCGCATTGGTGTTAGAAAAGAAAGTAACTTTGTTAGCATAATTAGTTACTGAATTACTTGTGTCATTTCTAATAAATGAGCTTGCGTGGAGACTATCAACAGTATCGGCATCTAGGCCATTGCCAGAGCCTTCATCGGCTGTCGTCAGAACGCTGTTGCCCCCAACAGTAATGTTGCCTGTAACAGCTAATGTATTTGTAGACCCTGTAAATTGGATTCCTGTGTTTGAATAAGCGTTTCTTGCACCTATTCTAGCTAATAGAGGATAAGTGCCAGTATAGCTCGTCCCACCTTCTACATAATAGCGAGTGTCGTGAGTGTGAGAATCGTTAGCGACAGTACAAACAATTGATGATGTTCCAGAACCACTTACATCCCCAGAAAGAGTAATTGTTTGGTTTGCTGTGGTATCAGTATCCACCCACGGCACGTTAACAAACATCTGTCCACTAGAAAGCTCAACAGGATAGTTCTTACCATTCTCTGTGTAGCCAATCTTGACGAGACCTAGAGTGCTAGATGTTGCTGTAGAGTAAGTAGTATTGGTATCAGTATCCACCCACGGTACGTTAACATACATCTGTCCACTAGAAAGCACGACAGGGTAGTTCTTACCATTCGCTGTGTAGCCAATTTTAACAAGACCTAGAGTGCTAGATGTTGCTGTAGAGTACGTTGTATTGGTATCAGTGTCTGTACTAGAAATTGTGAAGTTGGGATATGTACCCGTAACAGTCGTTGCACCTGAGCCAGCCAAAGAAACAGTCTGGTCTGGAGCAGTGTTAGCGAAGGTTGTACCTGTGAGACTTAACCCACTTCCTGCTGAATACGTAGTGTTGGTGTCTGTTGGTGTAGCCCACGTGAAGCTACCATCCCCATCAGACCGCAAAAACTGTGAAGTTGTACCGTCTCCAGTTACATTGAGTTCAGACGCACTGACTGCATTAGCCGCAATCTCATCGGAGCCAACAGAATCAGTTGCTAAGGATACAGAGATAGATGTTGTACCAGAGCCGGTGGCATCACCGGAGAGTGTGATTGTCTGGTTTGTTGTTGTGTCAGTCCACGGGACGTTAACGACAAGGTCATTGCTTGAATCCACTTGCAAAGCGTATGTACGACTTGCAGTAGAAGACACAGAGTTAGCGGTGGTTGTCTGAACAGTTGCGTCAACATTCGCACTGACCTCATTGCCCGTAACAGTGATACCACCATCGCCAGTGATGACAGCAGACTTACCAATCTGACTGAAGTTAATCTCTGTCGTACCGAAGGTGATTGTACCAGTTGTAGTACAGGCGTAGACTTCACCTGAACCGTCATCCCCCTCTAAGACGAATACAGAAGTACCTTCACTCAGGCTTTGGTTGTCAACGCCGTAACTGTCGGCATCAGTAGCACGGGTTAATACCCAGTTAGTTGAGGCAGAACCTGTATCGGTTACTGTGTAGATACCATTCTCAAACGCATTGGTTTGATTATAGATGAGAACACGATCACTGGTAGCAAGTGTGACACCATCAATAACTAAGGCCGCTTGTGTGCCATTGTTTGTAAGCGTTGCGCCTACACCTGATGTGCCATTGTCATATGTAGCAGTTAAGTTGCCTGCACTATCTGGGGATTCTACCCGAACAGGATCGTGGTAGTGGATGCCTGCCGCAATCAACTCATCAACGTACAACTTAGTTGTTGCGTGAAGGTCTGCGGTAGGTGCACCACTCAACGTCAAAGCACCCGTCATGGTATCGCCAGACAGGTCTACTTTTGCATCAAGCTGTGTTTGGATATTGGAGGTTACGCCATCAACGTAGTTAAGTTCAGCCGCTGTAGAGGTTACAGCAACACCACCAATAATAAGTTGACCACTAGAATCTAAGTAGACAGCTTTGTCAGCAGGCTGTGTGCTGAAAACATTCTTATTTCCAACACCAAAACTAACTGCACTTCCTGAGTTAGATGAAGCAAGAATTGTGTCACGAGATAATGTATCAGGTGTTGAATCGGTAACTGTACCAATACCAACTTCCCATGAAGCACCAGCGGAATCAATGATTGCGTAGTATGTGGTGTTAGTATCACCTACGCCTGCGACAAACGTCTGAAATCCAGTGACTGCACCTGCTAGGTTAATAGTACCCGTGCCGGTGCTAGTCGTGGTCTCTTTGACACGATCAGCAACAACTAACGCCATGAGTATTAGTCCTCAGTGATGGTGATTGAAGTAGATGCCTCAAAGCGAATGGAGTCGCCAGCTTCAATAGTCTTAGAAGAAGTAAGATCACCCCAGTACAGTAGCTCACCACCTGTGGCCGCCGTGTACACACCAAAACCTGACACTATCATCTGAGATCCAGAAGTATTATCGTACTCAATATCTGAAGTTGGACCTTGAATTTGGTTGTTACTTGTGACAGAACCAAAAACAATCTCAGGGCGATTACCCCCTGTCACCGCTCCGTTGCCGTCAGTTGCGGAATAATTACCAGTAGGAATCTCACTAGTTCCAACATTAGCATCTGTTAAACTGCTAGCATTGTACAAAATACCCAAAAATACCTGCGAAGGTTGGGCAACTGATTCATTCTTTAGCCAGTAACCTAATACTTTAGACTGTAAGTAGTTTGACTTACTCATTTATTTCTCCGTTATATAATAAGGTGTTTAAACCCATTCTCCTGTAGCCATTGCCTGACAGAGTCTCTCTGCGCGACGACCTACCTGCTTTGCCCAACGGGAATCCATCGCTTGATTAGCGGCCTCTTCCCAATCTTCTTCTTCGATTGCGGCCCACATGTTCTGAAACTTGAGGAGTGTCGGAATACCTAGATTGAAGCCCATGTCAACAAGGACGCGCTGACGAACAGCATCAAGTCCAGCAACCACGGGTTTTTTCTCAAGAAGTTCATCTTCTACGATCTTGATGTCATTCTTCAGAAGATAACGTGCTTCGTCTTCCGTGATACCACGATCTTCGATGTTGCGACCAACTCCTATGGTCAGCTTTTCGGCTGTACACTGGTAAGGCTTGAGCTCAAGACCTTCGTGGTCAATGAGTTGATCTTCCAGTGCTGTCATGTCGTATTTCATTAACATTTCCATCTACGTCTTGCGGCTAGACCGCGTTCGCCCTTCCAACCTTTGGAACGAGCACAGAAGCTTTTCTTACGTGCGGCGCGTTTACCTGTTGGGTTATCCTCAGTGACCGGAGCTTTGAGTTTTGACCCTGTAGCTCTGTTGTACTTCGCACGTCCCTTCGCAGTTAAACCACCACCTTCTTTAACAGACTGCTTTTCACCACGACCTACAGATAAGCTCGGGTTTTTCTTAGACTTACCGCCTCGGGCCATTGCCCAACGGTCTGTGTACCCTTTATCTTCCACGAGATTTTACCTTCGCTTTTTTTGTGTTAGCAACGACAGTCTTACCCTTGGCTCCTGCCGCTTTCTTCTTACGCGCTGTCTTAGCCCGTTCAGCTTGGGATAGCGACTGAGCTTTTTTCTTAGGTAAACAACGGTCAGGGTTCTTCTTGTTCTTTGAAGTACCACACGCGCCTTTGATCTTACCGTCAGTACCGATGCGTACCCACTCTTGATCTCGCCATTTCTTGAGTTCACCCATCAGCTTTTACCTTTGGATTTTTTGGCGTAGTTAGGGTCTTTGCAGTACTTTGATGCGGCCATGTTTGCGTAGGCTGAAGGATACGTGTCAAAGGTACGTTTAGCCCAAGCCTTTCCTTTTGCACAGATCTTTCCACCAGACGCCATACGAGCTTGTTGCCATCGTTCTGTGTAACCACCCACGTCCTTTTTATCACCGGGCACGTTATCCTCCTACGGGAACGAAGAATTCTTCGACTGTACAAAAACAATCGATGTGAGGAGAAGCACCTCCTCCAGTTGCCGATGGCGTAAACGTAATTTGGTCGCCTTCTTCTAGCACGATAAAAGAACCATCAAATTTAATAAAGTCACCTACACTAAGGTTCTTACCTGCAATGATGTTGTGAGTCACTGCTTGAGAAGCTCGATACCACTTAATTGCTATGTCCGATGCGGCTGTACCAGTGTTTGTTATGTACAATAAACTCATATGAGATTTTGCATTAGCTGGGCAAGTGTAGAGAGTCTCGGCAACGCCATCGACCTCGGCGTCTGCGATCTCACTCTTTGTACGGCTAAACTTAGAGATGGTCATATGGGTGTACCCCGGTGGGGCCTTGGTCGGAGTCTATACTATGAAATTCTTTATGTCAACACCCCGTGAGATGCTGACGTAAAGAAGGGGCCCGAAGGCCCCGTCTTACTTAGGCAAATGCTTCGCCTGTGCGAGATGATGCGCTCAAAGGAGCCATCACTGCAACAACACGAATTTTACCGTCGAACGCCGCTGTAGTAGCCTTCAAGATTACTGTGTTCGCCGCATCGTATGACTTACCAGCCGCAAATGCGCTAGCTCCGTCAGCCGCGTCGCCGTCAGCACTGTCAATAAAAGCAACAGCAGAAGCAGAGTCCCCGAGGTCGATTTCACCAGCACCAGTAGATGCAGTGATGATTTCGTAGCCTACGGATGTTACTACTGTGTTCGCTGGGATCTGGAAAACATCGATGTTTTCGTCGATACCCAAGTTAGTTGTAGAAAAGTCAAGAACTGCTTCTTGAACAAAAAGTTGCGGTCCCGCTGAAATATTTACAGCGTTACCTGTTACAGCATAAGTTGCCATTATCTTATGTCTCCTTTAATTATGCAGTTGCGTCAGTTAGTACGACACCCTGAACGAGAGCTTCTGGACGTAAGACCTTGCGGCCAAATACGTGAAGACCACGAACGATGTCACTGAAAGTTTCAGTTGAACGGACAACTTCTGTCTTAGCGATGTGCGATGCAGTCGCTGTAGAAGACATGTGACCGGCAAGAACTACGTAGTCATTTGCAGTGTCCTGACCAGCAACGGTAACAACGTCTGTTCCTGTACCGTTAAGTGCAGTTGTCTTGTAGCAGTTCATGCCCGCAATGTTACCCTGCATAACGAGACCGTTACGTAGTGGTGAAGTTGCGTCGCCAGTTACCTGTACTTCTGCAAACTTAGAACCAGCTTGGAACATATTCTCCCAAAATGCTGGAGGTGCTACGAAGAAACGGTTTTCTTCTGGGATTGAGTTATCGTCCAAAGCACGAGCCATCGCGAGCATCAAGTTGACAGCGTTGTCTTGTGTTAGGTTAATCTCGATAGGAGCGGCCGCAGTACCGAAAGTAGTACCTGTGTTACCCGCACCGTCAACCATTGATTGGAGGACGTTAGCATCGTACTTACGCTTCAAGGAGAAGGCACCTGAAGAAGTAGCCAACGCTTCAAAGTTAACGTGTGACTGACGCTCTTCGATGTCGTCGATCTTGAATGCAAAAGCATTTGCTTGGTCAACAACCATTGTGATCTGGTCGTCAGCGAGGTCTTGTGGGTTTACCACAGCACCACGTGAGTATGAAGATACAGTGATTGTAGGTTCTTTGATGATGCGGACAGTGTCACCGTAGTTTTCGATTTCACCTGCATAATCAGTGTTTGTGATATCCTCTACGACAGAGGCACGACGGAAAAACTTCAGGACTTTCTGAGAAAAGATCTCAGGAGTAAAGTTACCTGAAGGCAGGTTGTTATAACCTGATGCGCTATTAAAAGCCATGTTATTACCCTTCCTTATTATGAGATAGTTAGGTTGTTAAAGTTTATGCTCTATAGTCAATTCGGCCTTCAGCCCGTGCGGCATCAATTTCTTTTTCAATCTTCTCGAATTCCCACGGTTTCAATCTGCCGATTTCAGATGCTTTCCAGATTTTGCCGTTACCGTTTGTTGTTTCCCCTGCTACATCTTTTGATTTAGAGGCAGATACAGACGCGGCTGGATCGTCATCTTTTGAGGACTTGCGTTTTTTAGTAGTCACACCCATGTCAGCTTTGTATAGATCAACTACTCTTGATGCCCAGACTGCGTCCGTGTTATTCTTGTAGATACCGTCTGAAATAGATTGAGGTTGCTCGTCGAGCCACATCAAAAACTTTTCATTGGTCTTCAAGTCGTTAAAGTCCGGATGCTTTGCAAGCAACTCCTTATACGCCGATTGAACTTTAAGTTTTTTCTCTTGACCTTTAAGAGAGTCCACTTCTTCTTTAAGTTCTTTTAAACGATTTTCTGCTTGCAATGAAGAAACTGTCTCGACAATGGCATAGACATCCGGGTATTTCTGCCTAAATGCTTCCAAGTCCTCGGGGGTCTTAGGAAGTTCTGTGGAAGATAGCCCACTTTCTCTGCCTGCTTGACGAGCCTCTGCAAGTTCATTTCGTTCTTGCTTCCACTCTTCGAGCTTTGTGTCGTAGTGACGTTTTAAATCGTCATACCGTTTCTTGTAGTCTGTGTCAGAACCTTCTCGAGATTCTGCGAAGCTTGTTTCATTCTCGGGAGTAGCCTCTTCTTCTGAGGGGTCCTGAGCTTCTACCACTTCATCGTCATCATCTTGGTAAACTTCCTCTCGATACTTACCACGATATAAGCTATCGTCGTTAACTGTCCCAAAAGAATCGTTTGCCTTATTTGCGCGATGTCCACGTTGTTTTGCCATTTTAGTCTCCTATCTCACGGGGCCTCATGGCTGAGGGTAGCCGTAGTGTGTTCACGGGGCCCACGGAATTGTGGGGTAGCCGTTAAAATCGATAATTCAATGCGATGCGGCCGGAGCGGCCATCATCCATTGCTTCCAGAGTAACGTCACCGCTCTCTGAGAATCTGTACTGGGCACTTCCACCCATAACGCTTTCGCCATCGGGAAGTTGTGTCTTACTAATATCAACATTGAGGGGTCCAAATGTCGCGCCCATGTTGTAACGCTTCATTTTTGACCCCCCGCCAAATTCAATTGTCTCGCCGCCGTACTGTTCGGGAAGATTTACGCGGCCTTCAGTGTTCGTAGCTTGACGTTCAAAACCTGCTCGGATGGATTTATCGTCAGATAAAAACATCTGACCGTCCATCGCAAAACCAATACTCTTACCTTTCTCGTTTACGATGACGCCGTCAGGGTATTCTTGAGTGTTTGCGCGTTCGTCGTAGTTAACACGAGGGCGTACAACAAAACCATCTCCTTCGTACTCAGTACTTAGGTTTGCCTGCTTGTAAGATCCTGTTTTATTCCCGCCAGTACTTCCTTGGCCCTGTGCAGAGACGAATCCACCGGGGGCCATCCTATTTCTTTTGTAAGCTTCAACGGTTGGGCTGTATTCGCCGCTACGAAACGCCGTTCCAAGTTTTTTTATAGTTTCGGCATTTTTTGTGAATGATTCTGTAATATCCTGTACTAAACTCTGTTTTTCTTCTTTGGAGTACAGATTTTGGCTGTCGGCTACTTCTAACGCATAATCAGCGGCATTTGTAGCTAGCTTTTTGATGCCTTCATCTGTGGTGAAGTCAGGAACAAATTCTCGTCCAAATCCCCGTCTGTTAAATTGGGTATTTAGATATTCAATAGAACCAACTACTTCTTCTGTGTCGCCTTGATGAAGGGCTCGATACAAATCAAGTGAAGTAACAGCGACTTCTTCTTGCGGTTTACCCGGTTCTCCGGTAGGACGACCTAATGATCTAAACAAATCTGTAGCTTGATTTTTTAACAGTTGCAAAGTGCTCTGTTCTAAATCTCTAGGTTGCGCTACATGCCCAGATTCATGGTAAAGAAGAGGTGCACCTTTCTTTTCACCGGGAAGTGTTATTATAGCGTCCTTGTCTCCGACTCTGCCCGTCTTTAAGCCTCTTGCTGGATCAGGGTCTCTTCCCCTTTCTCCAAGCATAATAAACATGTTATCTTCTGACCCGTATTGAACGCTCATATTGTAGGCCGCGTTTTCTAAAAGAAACCGATCTAGCTTTTGTATAGGAGCCGGGCTCTTGGCTACATAATCATCAGTATAAAACTGAGATATGTTCATCCATTCTGCTAAGTCGTCTGTGTTTTTTCTCTGGATTTCAGCGAATCCTTCGGGGTCAGCCTCTTTTGCTTTGTTTAAAACTTGAGCCCTATTTTTTGGACCGTCTACTGTTGCGTAGGGCATTTCTTCAAATATGATACCCCCCGCTGTACCACCCGGAGCCATTGCCGCTCCTTCTGAAGGATTAGCTGGCTGTTCGTCTAGGGCTTCAGCTTCTGGGCTCTGGCCGTTTTCTTGCACACGCTTTTCAACTTCCTGCTTGCCACGGTTGTTGATCTTATTAAGTTTGTCGTATCCAATAATTTTAGCTAACAAAGGAGGAACAACAACTTCACCTTCTGAAACAAGTAAAGATACTGCTCTCTCCCTCTCTATTTTATTCTCATCACCTGAAATGTCAACACCTTGAGCCCTCGCTTCATAAATTGCATTAAGAATCATTTGTTTGATGTCTTCAGATCCTGCAAATTCTACAGCGGCCGCGTTGATAATAAACGTGCCCTCTTCTACTTCTAGAGGCACATCATCAGCAACTGTCTTTGCTTCAGACAAGTTTTCTGGACGGTCTCCTACAAAACCTGTAGGACCATCTCCAGATGTAGGTTCTTGCATAGCACCCTGCATCTGTTGGTCTAACGTCTCTCCGCCTACTGCTTTTTTTTGCACTACTCCGCCTTCTTTATACAACAAAGGGTAAATTCGCGGCCCTGCTAAGCCTAAAAAACTACGTAGTAAACGACTACGCGGTCTTGTGAGGGCCGCCCCAACAGGGCTGACTGTTGCTGTCACTGTAGGACCATCCCCACCCCGAGCTCTTTCTGCATCTGCTTCAGCACGTGCATCAGCCCACATTTGCTCAATCTCTTGAGGGGTACCGATAACGCTAGTGTCGCCAAACACGGTCGTACCTATCTGGCTAATCCTCTCCCCCATTCCGCGACCGGTAATGTCTTCAGAAAGAGCAGTGTCAACTTCTGCACCACCGGGAACGGCTGTACCCAAAAGATTTCCAAGAACATCTGTTAAGGCATAATCATCTGTGACCTTGCCCAAATAATCTTCTTGTAACCCCGCGACAAAAGGAGTTGCGGCCGGAGAACCATAACGTGCACTAATTTGATCTGTAAAAGAACGTGCAACAGTTGCGAGTGCCCGTTCGACAACGTTTCCGGTAATCTCTTCCCGCTTTTCAATTTCAACACTCAGCCCAAGATAGTCCGAGTAGGCTTGTGCTTCAACATCTGTCATTCGCTTTGTAGCCCGAAGCTGTTTTTCACGCGACAAGAATGTCGACGTGTAATACTCTTCTGGAAAATCAATCGCGGCCTTAGGTCCCATTTTCGCAGGTTCCATAAGACCTTGGAACCCAACAGTACGGTACCCAGTTTCAATCATTTCCCGTGTCATACTGTAGTCAGTGACAGGGATACCCGTATCCGTAGTGTAACTTGTGGGTAAGTTTCCACCTCCGGGACTCGGTGAAGCTAGACCACCCGAGGAGTCTCCGTCTGACTCCGGTAGGCCCATGCCTATGACGTTACTATAGTAGTCACCCACAACATCGAACATGTCTTGTGGTTGATCGTACGAAGGTCCGGGGTACCCCCGCACTGACCATCCGGGAATGTCGTCGTCTTGAGGTGCTCCTACGTCGGTGGCGGAGTAAAAGTCTCCTGCTGAGTCAACTCCTGTCTGTCCGGGGTAAGAGGGGCCAGTAAAGCCCGGTTCGCCGGGATCGTCAAAAGTACCGGTGAAGAAATCGTTGGAACCATTTTCTCCACGACTACTCTCGTTTTGACGATCCGTGACATCAGCCGCTTCGTCTCGATCATACGGGTCGACGTCGTTGTTCCAATTTTCCAATTCTTCTTATTTCTCCGCGTCTACCACGCTCTGGTGGTTAGATTTGAGGTTCAGGAGGAGATCCAGTAAAACCATCTTCCCCTGCAACTGGTACATTTCCCGTTCCGATTGTGCCGTCACCAACCCCCGAAGCGTCACTTGGTGGAGGTCCGTTAGGTACGCCGTCAGAGCCTCCCATGCCTGCGGGTGGTGAACCAGCGGGCTGACCCGCTGGGCCTGTTCCTTGTTGAGCATTTTGAAGTCCTTGTAGTACTTGCGCGTACAACTGTGCTTCGTTAATATCGTTGACGAGTTCTTCAGGATCGATATCTTGAGAAATTGCCAATTCTTTAACGAGGTTCGGTAATTTAATGAACGGGGCGAGCATCGGGTTCGCAACCGTCTGGAGAAGCGTTGTAAGCCTCTGTGAGCGGACTTCTTTTTGCATGACTGCCGAGGTACCCCGAGGCTTAATGCTCAGGTCTCCGACGATGTCAGGTGCCTTGTCGTTGTATTGCATATTCCATTGGAAGTACGCTTCACCGATTGGCTTTAACAAAAAGTCATCAATATTCTTTACTACGGTCTTGACGGACATGTTGCCCGCACTCATCAGCATAGATAGACCAGAAGATGTACGCCCAGTTCCAGTCACACCTGTTTGACCGTGCATTACTGATGGGATACCTGTCTCTTCATCTGCTAGCTGGCGAGATATCTGGTACATTTGGATGTTTTCGGGTGCGGTATTAGGGAACTTCAACCCATTTATCGCTGTACCCGTCACTCCGGATTGGCGTCTAAAGACTTTTCCGGGGAAGATATCGAAGTTCTGGCCGGGAACGAGACTTGCTTCGTCTACGTCGAATACGAGGTTGCCCGCCAGAGCTAAGTTATCAATAGCCATGCGGACATGACCATTCATAAGCATCTGAGCATCTTCCATATTCTCCGCCACGCCCACACCCCAGATTTGGTAGGGGTTGATCTCATAGGGAAATGCGTGGTACGGAATACGCGAAGGTGTGAAGGGATTGAGAACACAACGGAGGACCTCAGTGCCGCATACCCATGCATTAATTTGCACTTGGTCTAACTCTGACACAATGTCAGGTAACTCCATCCCTACTTCACGGGCAAACTTTGCGTCGAGAACACCCCAATATTCGAGGACTTCAAACCTGTTTTCTTGGTAGTAAGGTTCAGTATCGTCTTCACGAATAGTATCTTCGTAGTACTTGTCTTCGTAGTTCGGGCCTTTTGTGAGTACGTTTTCAATAGCTGTCGCATTAAAATACGGGCGATTCATTAGAGCACGTAACTGCTGGCGATTCATACGATGTCGTTGAATTACATACTCGCAGTCTTCAATACTTGTTGCGGAGGGATCTGGATGAAAGTCCCAAACAGAAACGTGCTCAATTCTAGGAACGACTTCTTCCGTAGGCGTGTATTCTCGTTCTCCGGTTTCTCCACGCTCCCAACGATGGATACGCTTGTAGTGGTTAAACGGTCCTTTAACAATGCCGGTGCCTAATAGAGAAGCTTCAAAGATTGCGTTACGTAAGACGTTTACAGCATTCGTGTCTAGTAACTGATCGTGTATGTGCTTTTCGAGTTTTCGAGCGGCTTCTTCTGCCGGCTTAAACTGGGGTTCTCCTACTTTTGACGGACCTTCAGCAAGTTGGTCTGCCATTTGGCTGTACTTACCAAAATTAACCTCAGTTTCTCCCGGCTCTAGGTCTAGGCCATCTCCCGGAAATCCAAACGGACTTTGTAACTGATCAGCAGGCGTTTTTAAATGTGCAAACTCAACAATTCCATCCGGAACAGGCGAGCTTTCTACAACAATCGGAAACTTTTTATTGGCAAATAGGATGTCAATAATTTGCCCGTATGCCGCGAGCACCTTAGTCTTGGTAATCTTGATGAATACCTTAGACCTCTCTGAATCGCGGTACTGTGTAGAAGAATCGTAAATTCCACGGAAGTTTTTATACGCTTGCAACCAACGTTGTTCGTACGTGCGTCTTCCGTTTTCAGAATCTTGAAACTTATTTTGAATGTGACTAGCTAGCCCCGGCATTTCTGAGACTGGATCGAGAATTTCGACCTGCCCGTCATCCGCAGACTGTAAAAAGCCCTCTTGGGACATAACTACTTACCTTGTCGGGTTTTATTAAAGTGCAGACTGCTTGTCTGAGTTTAGGATAGATTGATCCAGAGACTCTTTTTTTGTCTTAGGCATTGCTTCGATTAAAGACCCAGTCTTAGCGACTGTGTCGAAGTCTTTACCTTCACGGTAAAGGTTGTTTTCTCCACAATTGTAATCAACACCCTTTTTGTCTGCATTCATAATATCTGAACTTGCATACTTCATGTTTTATTCTCCTTGTTTTATTAATAACCACGAACTTCGGAACCAAACTGTCCGAAACTACGTAGCAATTCATCTTCAGTCATGTCGACTGATTTTTCTAGCAACTCTGTGCCTCGTTCTTGTGCGGCTGTCGCCTGTGATTCCGCCATTCCGAGCAAGGCCCCTTGCGGAGTCAACTCTTCTGCCGCGAATTTAGCTGTGCGAATACCCGCAGAAACTTGAGGCGGTGTACCGAGTACTCCCTCCCCCTTTGCGTAATCCGCTTGGATATCTTGAGAAAGAAGAGCACCGCCTACAAGTGTTCCAGCTAGAGGTGCTTGTGAAATTACTTGTTTTGTTCCGCCCGGTAGGTTATCAAACCAATCGAGCATCTTCATAAACCCGCTCTTCTTATCGTCATCGTACTCAATATCAGGGCTAGGTTGTCCTTCGGTCTCCCCGAGGATCAGAGCGCGTTGTTCTTGTTCATATTTCTGGAGAACAATTCTCTCATCGATTTGACGTATTGCTTCATCAAACTGCTGTTGAATGAACTGTTTACCCTCATCACTATTTAAAAAAGCGAGGTTCTGTTTATTTTTTTCGAGGGCTTCACTTGTGTACTTTGCAGTATTTCTTTCTGATCGTGCGACTTGTTCCGCGTTGAGTTTACGTTGTTCTTCTTCCGTTAAGGGACTATCAAAGCCCCGGACTTCAGTACCACCAAAACCACGTGCTTGTGCTGTTTCTCCGACGTAGAGGTTATTGAGGACAGCACCGACACCTTCAATAGCTTTGTTACCCGCGTAGTGTTTACGGAAAGTTGAAGAGTTGACACTCTTATGTCCCATCAAACCTTCAACAACATCATCTGGATATTTTAATTCGTCAGCCACCATTTTCGACATAAAGTGGCGAACAACACCGGGAGTGATGTAGGGTCCTTTTGACGGGTCTAACTTGTCGTACAGAGGCAAAACATCTGAGTACGCCGTCAAGCGAGGACTCAAGACTTCCTTGAACGCTTTGTTATAGGCGTCTGCTGTTGTGTCGAACAAAAACTCGGAGGTACTTCTTTCGAGGTTCCTCAGTACCAGATCAGCCATTGCCGACCCTTTAGGATAACTAACGGCAGGTCGGGTTTTACTAGACCGGCCTGTACCAACAGTAATACCCTTTATCTCTATGTGTGTTGCGGTAATCTTAACATCTGATTTTTTAATTGCAGATGTGTCTGCTGAGCCATCGCTAACGAGTTGTCCGGGACGCTGAAATGTTGCTTTGTGGTAAAGTGCGAGATCAGCTACTGTGTCACCATGCTTTGCCCGTATCTCTGGGATGGATTCAGCGTATAGCTTTTCGATTTCCGCTTGAGGCAGAAGATCTTGCATTTCACGTGTCTGACCTACCCCTACCCGCTGAGGGCTACCGAGGTTATAGACCGCTTCATCTACCCCTTCCGATCCAATGATGCGGGGGTATAACGTATCACCTGCTTCTGCTGTAACGTTTAACAGGTTGTAGCGGCTTAGTGTCGGAAATATATTCCGTTCTAAACTCGCCCAGTGATCCATGTAATTAGCTTGCTTGTTAACTTCTTTTAAAAGACGAGAGTGATTCTCCTCTTTACGCATGTCAGCAAGTGTGAGATCCTTATCCCAGCCTTTTGATTCCCACTGACTACGTAGAGTTCTTAGTTTTTTGGCGGCACTTTTATTGATTGTCTTACGTTCGAGAGCAAAATCAATTGCTTCCATTACCGTTAAGGTGCCGGCTTTCGCTTTCTTTGCAAACTGGTCTTCTGATAGTGCCATTTAGTATCCGAATGTTGCATCCTGTGGTTTGAATGTGCTATTCTTTATATCGTTTAAGGATTTATGTATGGAAACGTAACCAGACGTCCGAGTCATCAACATATAACGCAAGGCGTCATAGGCGTGGTCTTCTGCTTTCGTGTCTACATCTTCAGAGTTTGTTTTTGAGAGGGGTATGCCCGCGAGTTGTTTTACTATGTTTGTGCAAGTATTGAAAAATTTTACGGTAGGTTCGCCGGTAAACTGGTTATCTCCGAGACGGCTGTGGATTTCCATCTTACCAGCTATACGGTTACTGTCTGAGGGTGTCCAACGACAGCCTGACCGTATCATTGTTTCGGCTATGGAAGGCCCATATCCTGTGCGGTTCCAGCACGATTTATCGAGCACGGTGTAGTGAGGCGCAGGGTCCCACTCCTCTAATTCTATTATTTTAGCGGCTAATTGCTCCGCTGTAAAGTGTTTTACGTAAAGTTCTCGATAGACCCATATGTTGTTGTCCCAATCGATTGCACCCCAGAGTACGCACGAAGGGCTTGCGTAACCATAGTCGGCCGCTCTGATTCGAGGCCAATTTGTTGGGAGCTCGTAAGGATCGACAACGTGCTTGAGCTTACTGAACTCGGGAAATGCACAGCCTTCTGCAACATCCCAGTCCCCCTCGAGTAAACGCTTTCGCTCCACTTCTGGGAGAGAGAGGAGCATGGCTTCGTACTGTCCGTCCCGCATAAGGTACGGGTTGTCGGTGAGCCGTGCTGGGATGAACTTTCGCCAGTACAACGGCTTGCCTGCCTTTGAATGTCCATCCGGGTATACGTATGGCTTTCCAGACTCCATGTCGGAGGGAACGAAGGGCTTACCGGTCTCTCCTTGGTCGATGTACATTTTTTTGACCCACCAGCCGCCAACGCCGCCGGGGTTAGCTGTACATCGCATTGAGAGGTTTTGGGACAACTCCTCGTCGGTACTCCGGAGACGGGACCGTAGGTATTCCCATACATAGGGTGTGGGATACTGAGTGACCTCATCGATGGCTATCCAATTAAATGCCTGTCCTTGGTATCTGGTTACGTCTTTATCTTTATCGAGGTAGGAAAACCATATAGTAGCCCCAGAGGGGAAGACCCACGTCGACTTACTTTCACGGAATGTGGCACCGGGAAACGCTTTGGGATACAGTTGTTTCGACTTTGATATGAGTTCAGTCAATTCATCGAGAGTACGGCGGAGAAGAAGCCCACGGTGATTGCCGTTGTGACAATAGCGGAGAGGATCAGCAAGAAGAGCGAAACTCTTTCCGCCCCCGGCCGCGCCCCCATATAACACATCCTGTTCTGGAGCACTGAGAAACTCTTCTTGAGGTCCCCCATTAGGTTGGAATACAATTTCAGACTCGCCAACGAGGTCTGAAACAGCTTTCGGTAATTCATTCAGGTCTCCTTGGTCGATTACCCGTGACTTTTCGCCCTTTAGGGCTGTTT